ATCCAACGGGGTCAAAAGATTACCAAGGGCGCTAGAGACTACTACCAAGGCGGTGACGACGTTTGGAAGATATACAACTTCGAGTTCGAACGTAATAAACTTATTTCAGCCCTCGGCAGCGAGACGGACGCTTTAGCGTACGCAAGAGAAATGGGCTTTAGCAGTGTTGACGAGTACGCAGCCGACATTGTGAAGAATGTTGTACCAAACTACGAGCGTGTGCCTGAAGCAATTAAGTTGCTGCGTAAGGCACCACTAGGTAACTTCATTGCTTTCCCTGCCGAGATTATGCGTACTAGTGCAAACACATTAGGGCAGGCAATCAAAGAACTACAGTCAGTCAACCCGAAGGTTCGGGACATTGGCATGCGTAGGCTAATGGGCTTTACCACGACGACAGCTATCGCAGCCCCTGCTGTACAGGGACTGGGTATGTATCTAGCGGGTGTCGGGCAGGAGCAGATGGAAGCATTGCAAAGACGAGTCGCGCCTTGGAGTCGTAACTCTACACTTGTGCCTGTATCTGTGAAAAAGGGTAAGAACGGAAAGAATTACGTTACCGGATACATAGACTACAGCTATCTTAACCCGTACGACTATTGGCAGCGTCCTGCACGAGCAATCTTAAATGCGGTTAACAAAGGCGAGATTGATAAGATAGACGCGGACCAGTACATAACAGGTGCTGGTCTTGATATTCTTAACGAAATGGTAAAACCATTCCGTGAAGAATCTATTTTTGCTGAACGACTAGCTGATGTTCTTATTCGCGGCGGTGAAACTAGAACAGGTCTTCGCATCTATAATAGGGGCGCAGGAGAGTTTAAGGTTGATGACCCGTGGGAGGTAATCGGCAAAAGTATGGCTCATGTTTTTGATGCCTTTAACCCGGGTGCCGTCGAACAAATTGTTGGTGGCGTAGGTCCAATGCCAGAGCGTGGCGGTCAGATTGGATACAACCCAAGCCGCCTAATGACTGCGTTAACTGCGCCCGATGGCCGCGATCCACGAGGCAATACCCGTCAGTTTGAGGAAGAGATTGCTGCCCTACTAACAGGTGTTCGTGAAGCAGACGTAAACGCTGACAACATAGTTAAGTACGGATCATACCAGTATGGAGAAGCGTCCGGTCAAGCGTCTCAGATTTTTAACCGCGCTGCACGGGTTCAAAACCGAATGGATCCGGAAAATGTTCTTGATGCCTACCGCCAATCGAACGAAGAACTATACGAACTTCAGAACGATATGTATCGTATGATACAGGATATGCGTCAACTCGGTATGGAAGACAACGAAATTCGTAAGTCACTGAAACGGTATAAGGTTGGAAACTTACCTCGTTTGATGCAAGGATTGTTTACACCACAAACAATATCTGACGATGTACGCAAAGAAGCATTTAAAAACCAAAGAGAGTTTGGTGGTACATTCCCTATTCAGGAACTAAATGCATACCGTAGATCCTTGTACAGAAGACCCTTAAGTGGTACACCATTAGATACAGGGGACAAGAAACCGGCAGCATCACCGGTTCCGGATATCTTCTTACCTAAGACATCGTCCGTCGAACCACGGACCTTACAGCAACCAGTTGCCGCAGCCGCGCCTCCTCCCGTGGCAGCGCAAGCGGGGGCCACGCCAGCCCCTTCAGTGGCCCCCGCACCTCAAACTATTTCACCGGAAGCCGTGCTTCCGGATCCTAGAGACAGAGAACTACAACAAAGGCTGGCATTACGATGAACAAAGACAGACTAAGAGAAGAGCTTGCAGAAGACGAAGGCTGCAAGTACGAGATATACTTGGATCATTTAGGTCTACCAACTTTCGGAATCGGAGCGCTAATTAAGGAGCACGACCCAGAGTACGGTCAGCCTGTTGGCACACCCGTGTCGGAAGAGCGTGTCAGGAAGAGATTTAATCTTGACATCGCCGTGACGATTGAGGATTGCGGTCGGCTGTACCCTGACTTCGATGATCTACCCGAAGAAGCTCAATTGGTTATCGCCAACATGTGCTTTAACCTCGGCTACCCCCGCCTGTCCAAGTTCAAGGGCATGAAAGCAGGGGTCGATGCCAGAGATTGGGAACGCGCAGCCGACGAAATGGTCGACTCGAGGTGGCATGATCAGGTTCCTAACCGCGCAAAGCGTTTGGTTAAGCGAATGCGGGATCTTGCAAAAGACTGAAATCATTAAATAAAAACATCGATTCTCGTGGACCTCAGTATCGATGACCGTATCATTACACCTCGAGGTCGCTGAGAATTGATGTTTAGGAACAACAAATGGCAAAGAAGGTAGAAAATGTTCGTATCCAGCGCAAACGGATTCGCCGTCCCGGGCAACACAAGAAAAATGTCAACAAGCGGAACAAAGTCAAGCAGTTCTTTGGATGATCGACGGCATTGTCCTCGCTGCGGCACTCGTTTACGTCTCGTGCACGTTCACGGTCACACGCAGTGCTTCGAGTGTAGTCAGGTTATTGATGACTGTTGTCAGGGCGAGGTGTGTTCTAGCGGCAAGTAAACTAAAACAAACGCCTCGCACTCTGGGCAGCTTAGGTTAGATACTATACCCTCTCGACCATCCTCCTCTTCATAGTCGTGGTCGCCGCCCCATATAAGTTTAGTGTCGCAGTGCCAACAATTCATTCTACCTCTCCCCAATTATCCACAATAGCTGCGTCTACTTCAAATGGTACGTTTAAGTTTGGTACGCATGTGGTCATAATTTCAACAATTTTGTCTGCCTGTTCTTGCGATTCGATGTTGAAGCACAGTTCGTCATGCACTGTTAACACGGGCAGCAAGCCTTCTTTATAGCAGTCAACCATTGCCTTCTTGGTTTGATCAGCGCTTGAGCCTTGGATCAAACGATTAAGGGCTTTGTATGTGAATGCACGGCGAATCATACCACGACCACCATATTCTTTGATGGCTTCTTCCAGCCGCATCGCTTTGTTGTAGCCAAAGCTTTTGGGTTCCCACATATCAAAGCGACACTTACGACCAAGCCAAGTCCGTATGTTTCCAACATCTGAAGCGCGGTTCGATGTCATGTCTGCAATACCTTTAACGAAAGGTACTTTGTCGTGGTACTTGGCAAGCATGTCTTTAGCTTCTTCTTCGGTAATGTCCATGACACCTGCCAGTTTCTTCCGACCCATACCGTACATAATACCAAGGTTAACTGTCTTGGCATCTTTACGACTAATACCTGCCATGTCTGCAACAATCTGGTGGAAATCAGCGTTGCCTTCGTGGTACATTTTAACCACATCGTCGATCTGTGGGTGACGATGCACCCCTGTTACCTGTGCACAGTAGTGTGCAAGCCACCGTGGTTCCTGCGCCGAGTAGTCAAAGCTGCCCCACTTGCAGCCCTCTTCTGGTATGAACAGGCCGCGGATCATTGCTTTAATCTCAGGGTCACGAGCAGGAATTTGCTGTAGATTTGGGTTGCTTGAGGAAAACCTACCAGTTACAGTTCCGCCATCATCAGAACGAAGGGCATTGAAGTCACAATGAATACGTCCGTTATGCGAATGTTCAAGGATCGTCTCCACAAAGGTGGTGTTTGCCTTATTAAACTCCCGAAGGCGTACAATCTTTTGCGCGATTGGGTGCTCGTGGTTCGCAAGAAACTGTTTTGTAAAGGAGGGCGCGTCAGTCCCCTGTGTCCTATGGTACTTAAGACCAAGAGCATCGAACGCCTTTGCCACAGATGTAGCAACCCACGGCTCAACAGTGACGCCGGTCTCTTTCTTTATTTCTTTAAGTAAAAGATCTTCCCTTTTCTTTAGGTCTTTCTTGACAAGCTCTGCCTTGTCGACATTAACACGAACGCCGCGTGTCTTCATTTCAAACAGGACGGGTAGCAACTCTGTCTCGAGCTCAAAGATGTTGGTTATCTCTTCCTTTATGATGTCTGGGCGGAGCCTGTCCCACAGGCGCAGCGTAACAGAAGCGTCTTGCTCTGCATACTTACCAACAAACCGTGCAGGTAGCCTCCACATTCCAGACTTGGGGTCTACATGATACATAGCCGCAGCAGCTTTTAGCATCTTTTCGTTTTTATACTCGCCCAGATACTCGCCAACCAAAGAGTTCAAGTTGTAGTATCTGCGGTTTTCATTAAGAAGTGGTGCTGCAATCATTGTGTCAATGATTTTACCCTGCACTTCAATACCAGCCCACCGCAGCCAGCCAAGGTCATACAAAGCATTGTGCATAATCTTTTCAATATGCGGCGTAGCAAGCTGTTTCTTTAGCCAGTTTACAACAAACTTTTCTGGCAGGTTTCCGCCACCCTCGTGGCGTACAGGAAAGTATCCAACAAAATCTCCTGCTGCCACAGCGTAGCCGATAACATACCCGTCACCACGGCACCACCCCGGGCCAAGCGTTGTCAAGTTGGGGTCACAAGTCTCCAAGTCAATTGCAATGCGATCACAGTTAGTCAGATCAGGAAATGATGACGGCGGTGCCCAGTCATCTTCGTCTCCGAATCCCATTGCTACCTCCTTGACATCGATGTCTAAAAGATTCATTTGCTCATTCATCGTCATTGACAATCTCTCCTCCGAGTGCGGCGTACCCAATGATGTCTACCCACGAGTCGTCCTTGCTTGTATCCTCTGCAAGTCTAGCCAGCTTCAGACCAATCATGCAGGCTACCACATCTTCTGGGGTGATTGCATGAACCAACTTACGCTCCAAGAAAACATTCCAGATCGCAGCAATCCGCTCGTGATTCATCTTAGCAGGACCATACTCCTTGGCCCTCGGTCCGTTGATTAATTCTTCTGCTTTATTAAGGAAGTCTTCTCTGGTTTTCATATCTGGAATCCGTACTGTGTTTGAGGTTCGATAAGGTGCAGCGCTTTTTTGGCACGAGTCAGGCCAACGTAGAACGTCCGAATCTCGGAGTCCTGATCCTCGCTTTCAGCGCATGCACGGGAAGAATCTAGTAGTAAGACGACGTTATCCGCCTCGCCACCCTTTGCTTTGTGAATCGTCGATATCTTGATCCTCGGGGTCCCCGTCAAAATAGACTCGCCCATACGGCGTACTGATGCAATGTAGATACGCTCCGTCTCGGATACCTTCAGCACTTCGTACCACGGCGTCTGGTCTGTCGCAGTCAGTTCGCAATGGTCTCGTATGTCTGTTAGCGTGTAGTCTACTTCTTGGTCGAGGGATGCAAGTTTTTTTCTGCCAGCTTTGCTTATGACGGAAGATGTTAAAAGGGTAGATAGCTTCTTCAATTCTGCTGCTGACAGCGAAAGACCTTTGCATAGCTTTAACCAAACCTCAATTCCAGTAAGAACATTTGGGGAGATGGACCAGCCGGAGCCTTCACGCCAGTATAAAAATCCTTGTTCTTTAAGTGTGTTTGAGATTTTATTAGCAATGAAATTGGTACGGGCTAAGATTAGCCACTCTCCGGCTGTTAAGTCCACATCTAGAATATCACGATGCCACACAACAGCGCCAGCTTCATCGGTAGGTTTCCAAAACTTTTGTTGTCTTGTATGTAGTTGTTTTACAAGAGAATCCGCCATGCTATGGACAGATATGGGGAGACGATATGACTTGTCTAATATGATCTTATTATCCGATGCACTTAAAAAATCGGACACGTTTACACCCATCCACGAATAGATGCACTGATCGTCATCCCCCGCAAAATAAATGCGCTTCGCCCGTGGCTTCAGCACCTCATGTACCATGCGCCACTGTAATGGAACCAAGTCTTGCGCTTCATCAACGATTAGTACCTCAAGCTGGGGACAATGCCCCTGCTCGATAAAGTCCTCAATCATGTCAACAAAGTCTACCTTGTGCATCTCGCGCTTGTAGTCGCGCACAACCTGATCCACCAACTTTAACTGCTGGAAATGCAGCCGTCGGTCCGCGGTCTTTCGAAACTGTTCCTCAAGTGTGCGACCTGTAACTCTAGCCATTTGTAGCATAGACAGGTACGCATCCCCGCTGCTGCCCGGTGTGAACAAGGCTCCATCAGCCATGTTCAAAGATGCGTTGGACGAGAACGTCAGTCCAAGAAGATCACCAATGTCGGTAAAGTCTTTCCCGTGTAAAACGCGCTTGGTTGTTAAACCAAGAGACTGAAACGCAAAAGAGTGTAGTGTACGAAACCAAACCATTTGGTTCGCGTCTATGTTTAGCTTCGTTGAAGCTCGTGTTCTTGCTTCCTCTGCCGCCTTGCGACTAAAGGATACGAACGCTATGTCCTCCGGCCTTGTGCCGCGCTCTAACTCTTGCTGCACAATGTTAATAAGCCGCGTTGTCTTGCCCGTTCCCGGTGGTCCAAAGATTGTGGTCTCTGTTATAACATCCATTAGAATGGCACCTCATCACCTTGGACCGCGATCCGCGGAACTTCAACCTCACGGTTAAACATCGGGACCCACCAAACACGAATCTGTTTTTGCTCTCCCCTCGTTGTGGGAAACCTCTTCACGCCGTTTGCAGTTCCGTCTCCGTTTAATTCTTTTAAGCGTTCCTGTATCTGTCCACGGCTGTAACTATCAAACCGCTGATTGCGAAGATACTTCATCAGGGCTTCGATCTTGAAATAGGTTAACCCGTCTTCCTCGTCTGTAAATGGCTTGCCAAGGCTAACCTCTTCAGCGGACTGTGCTTGAACCCTGCCGTCGCAAAATGCTTCCAGAAAGTCCATGAACTGGCCTTTGTATGTAAGTTCTTCTGGCACCTCGATTTCACTCATGTCTTCCATCAGCATACCAACGATAGTCTGCCAGTCTGCTAGCTTCATCATTGGTGGCATCTTATGGATTTGTTCCATGCAAGCTTTTTGAAAACGCTGCGGAGTTTGTAAGTCGTCTGTTGTTAACTCGACACGCTGTCCGCTGACATCACAGAACCACACGGGTGGCTCGGACTTGACTACACACAGGCCGGTAACCTCAACACTGGACACATGACTGCCGATGCCAAACTTCTTTGTCTTACACAGTGCTTTGTTGCAATAAGACTTGAGCGGCTCCTGATCACAGGGAAAGCCATACTCTTTCTTTTCATGCTGCTGCTGAATGGTGACAATCTCTGACGCAGGAAGCGTTGGAGTGCAATACTTGTTATTGATTTCTTCAAGCCGCGCTTTCCAGTCTTCGGGCTTTTCTTTTTTACATCCCACTGCTGCCGCAAACATCACAGTGTTGCGGGTGCCTTCGGGAATCCCCTGTCCGAACATACAGTTCAGACAGGGGGCCCAGTCCTTAAACTCGTCAACATGTTCGCCGAACGTCAAACCAACAAATCCGTTCGGGTCTACAGTCCTCTCCTTGACGAGCTCAAGGAACTCCTCTAACGACGCGGGTGTTCCGTCTTCAAGAATTGCGTAGCGGAGCGTCTGTTCCGCATCAAAGTACGGAAGGTTAATGAAGTTGCCAATATCCCCACGCTCGACAAGAATCTGTTCTTGCTTCGGGAATATCTCGCAGCCACCATACCCAAGGTATGAAGAAATCTCTGACGCTTTGTCACGGAACTCTCCTGCACTAATCCATTCGCTAAAGAAAAAGAATATGTGTGCACCACCAGACTTGGATCGGCACACAACGCACGGCACCTCGATGTCGCGCAGCTTTTTGTCCAGCGCCTCGAGGTCCAGCGGATATTTGTCAATGTCCAATGCACCAAACTTGCACTGGTTGTTTTCATTAATAGGGATTGAACCAACACCACTTTTTCCATTGAGATGCGATTGAACAAGCTCAAGCGTTAAAGGTGACCGTACAATCCTTGACTTAGCCTTTTGTTTTCCAGCCCTACGTTCTTCTGATATTGTTGTCTGTCCATGCGCTGCACTAAAGCCGGTAAATGCAGCCATGAACCTTTCTGCTTGGTTCATAACTATGCCCCTAATTGGTTTAGGTTGGGGGTAGGAAGACCGCGAACCGCGGTCTTCCTGCATTTATTAAAATGGAATTTCGTCAGACGTGTCGTTCTTTGTTGCTTCCATCTCATCAGCAGTTCCAGCCGATGTTTTTATCTCGCCTTTGCGGAACTGTTCGTACAAGTCACGCGCTTCAAGCACAGCCGACTGAGGTACATCGTCAATCGAACACTGCGAAACAGAGTAGTTGAACCACGAACCTTTGTCGTTGCTTTCCTGCACTGTCCGAAGCTGCCACACTGTTGCCCACATTGGTGGGTTGAATAGCCCCTTCTCTGGGTGCATGATCTTTAGCCCAGCGCGGCGAGTGTTCCACTGCTTTGCCACTTTCATCTGTGTCTTTTTCATGTCACAGATTAGCTGGCTTGTAATACCGTTAGCGTCGACAGCAAGAACAAGAAACTGTGCTGACCGAACTAACTCGTTACCTGACGGCAGGATTTCGTTTGACCCCATGCGCTGCGCCTTGCGGATGTCGGGGTCGTTTGGATCAATCTCCCCCAAGAAACCACCACCACTTTCGCGCAGTTGAAACTCAAGGAACTTCATCTGGTAGGCACACGGGATGACAGTTACACCTTCGTCAGCTTCCCAGAATTGTCCGGTGACAGTATTGAAAAGATCACCAGCCGACGCGCCCTTGATAAACTTCGAGTCGCTTTTGATAAGCTGTGGGGATAGTGGTTGCAAAATCCGCATAAACGGTATCTGCATATCCTCGGCGCTTACGTTTTCCAAACCCTGACCTGCGCTTGCGTACAGATCGTCCATGATATTTGCCACCGCAGTGGACTTCTTTTCTGCTACTGCTAATTCAGCCATCTCTCTACGAGCTCCTTTTGATTGTAGCTTCATTCCCGACATACACACCGAACATCTCAAAGTCGATGTCTTTGCCTGACTCTATGCGCCCCTTCACCCATGCCTTAAGAGTCTGAGGATGGACGTGGGTTTTTTGTGCAGGGTCTAACCCCTGCTGCCGCAGATCATCTACAACAGCACCGGCAATATTATCCTGCCCCGTGTTGAACGAAACGGTAACGTCATGCTTGATGATGTCCCCTTCGCCGATGGAACGCAGCCATGCAAACGCCTGATCCCGCTGATCTTCCGGGATACGAGCGTGTACAAACTGACGAAGAGCAATCTTATTACCGTCAACGGTAAGACTGTCCATGCCCATCTCTTGCATAAGAGCGGGGATGTCCTCTTCGTTTACTTTTCTTTTTTTGTACTTGAGATCCTTGACATACTGTTCAGCATCTTTGATCTGCTGGTCAAGGGCTATAGACTCGCGAACCAGATTGGACAAACGAGATGCCCCTTCTGTGCTCACTGTGTCAAACTTATCGGGTTCGACTGCTTCATCAATTAGCGAAAATATATCGCTCATCGTTCTTCTCCATTATGGTTACGTTTAAGTTTTACCCCTTCGGGTATGGAACCCGTATCTACAACAGTAGATACGGGGTAGTCAATATAATTTATGCGGCTTTTGTGTCAGCCTGTTTAACCAAATGTGCTACCTGTTTACTAACGCTTCTGTCATTCTGATCGGCCATTTCGCGTAGCTTTTTGTAAACATCGATAGACACAGCAACTGATTTCCACTTTGTTGTATCCACCACTTTACTCCTCTTCTTTTTGTGTGCTACAGTCCTAACGTATCTTATATGTAATCGGGGAGTCAAGTACAAAATGAGACGTAGTAAAATAATAAGTGACGGACCGGACTATAAAATAGCAATGGGCAAGCGATCTGAACTAATTGCTGCCGACTATTTAATGATGAAAGGTTGTTATGTGTACATGCCGTTCATCGAGCAGGGTCCCATTGATCTTATTGCGTTAGACAAAGAAGGTGTTGAACATCGCTTTGATGTCAAGACTGTGTCGCGTCGCAAAGATGGTAGTATTATTTCTCGTCCTCTTTCTGACCTCCAACAAAAACTAGGGGTGCAAATACTTTATGTGTGCCTTGACTCCTACGAGGTACACAAATACCCCCACCATTTTTCTCGTGACACTGTGCCCTTGCACTCGCGCCGCAACGCTGCCAACCGTAGATTTAACGGGGAGACACCTCCAACCATTGACGAACTTCTTCCCCAAGAGTCTTCGCCGACAGTTCAATCTTGTTCCGAAGAGTCTTCACAATGTGCTGATCAACAGTCCCCTTCGAAATCAAATCAACGTAAAGAACCTTATTCGTCTGACCAATCCGGTGGCATCGATCTTCAGACTGTGCCCGAGTTTCTAGGTTAAAGTCGTTAGCATAGTAAATCACATTGGTTGCAGCCGTTAGAGTAAGACCAAAACCTGCGGTTTGCGGGTTGGCTACAAAGAACCTAGCGTCTTCGAACTGGAATCTGCGGATCGCTGTTTGTCGGTC